AATTCTCCCGTGGATTTCACGGTCGATACAAAAAACGACCCGCTGGAAATATCGGTGTTTCAAAGAAATGCATCTGGGCAACCCGAGTTTTTCGTTTTGAAAAAAAGCACAAGTGCGTTTTCCGGACAATTTTTTACAAAGACGGTGGCGGTTGGTACACCGGTTCCATTTTATAAAATTTTGCTGGAAGATAAAAATATTATAGAAATATTTGATATATATGATTCCGACGGAAATCGCTGGCACGAAACAGATTATTTGGCCCAGAATTTAGTACCAGTCGATTACGAAAATATTTTTAAGAATGACGTAACTCTGTCAGCAGATCGCGACGTTGTTCCGTTTCTATTGAAGTATATCAAAACGTCAAAAAGATTCGTTTCCGGTGTTAACGCCGATAATACAACATTTTTAGAATTTGGTTCTGGGACTAACATTGCCGACGACGAAGTTATAATACCAAACGTATACACGGTTGGAAAAGTGACTACGTTCAAAACAGAAAATGTATCTTACGACCCATCCAACTTTTTGCTGTCTAAAACCTTTGGCCAAGCGCCGGGAAACACGACATTAACCATACGATACGTGGTCGGAGGAGGTATTGAGAGTAACGTCAACGCGAACTCAATTAAAAATGTTTCTCGGGTTGAATTTTTTGGCGACTTGACTGAACTCCCGACCCTAGAGTTAAACTTAACCAACCTAGTCAGAAGCTCGGTAAAGGTCAATAACCCGGTTCCTGCCACCGGTGGCGGCGGGGCCGAAACTAACGAGGAAATAAGAAATAACGCGCTGGCAAACTTCGCATCTCAGAATCGGGCGGTGACGCAGAAAGATTACGTAGTAAGAACATATGGTATGCCCCAAAAATATGGCTCCATTGCCAAAGCATACGCAGTAACCGACGCGCAATTGGACATCGCTAACGTTCAAGCGATGCCAACCGGAATAGAGACCAGCAGTTTGTCCGTCGGCGCGATTAATACATCAAACCCAGACAAAAACAACCCGTTCGCTATCAATTTGTACGTTTTATGCTACGATAAGAGTCAACGGCTGATAGTTTCCAATGAATCCATTCGCCAGAATTTAAAGAATTATTTGAATCAGTATAGAATGTTGACGGACAGCGTAAATTTACTCAACGGTTTTATTATAAACATAGGCGTGGATTTCACGATTGTTGCGTACAAAAACTATAATAAGCGTGAGGTTTTGGCCAACTGTATTACGTTGGTTCAACAATTTTTTGATATTAATGGCGTTCAGTTCTGCCAACCAATTAATTTAAGTAGGTTGGAATTAGAAATTGCCAAGGTGGATGGAGTTCAATCGGTATCATCACTCAGAGTTAAGAATTTAACGCTGAAAGACGGTGATTACTCTCCATACGAATATGACATTAACAAAGCGACGATGGATCGAGTAATATATCCGTCGATTGACCCGTCAGTTTTTGAAGTAAGGTTCCCGACCAAGGACATTGTTGGTCGAGTAGCATAAATATAGGTAGAATATCTTTCCGGTGGTTATATTTATAAGGTAAAGATTACTATAAATGCACTACTTTTTATATCCAAGCAAAGACACGTTTATTACCAATTATCCACCTTACATGTTTAAAAATATGGGGTTGGACGAGGTTTTGGAAGTAGAAAAGAGAATTTCGACAAATAGCTGTTCCAGTACAACCACATACGACGCGTTAGTTGGATATACAAGTTCTAGCATCGAGCTTTTGTCCGGGTCTATGTCTGCATCATACGATCCAAACTCAAGCGACCCGAGTGTTGTTTCTAGCTCGTATGTCGCATTCTATACAAACATGACATTGGGCTCGGTGTTGTCTCGCGCACTGCTGTACTTTGATTTGACAACAGTATCACAATCCATTGCAGCCGGTGGAATAGTTTCCGGGTCTAGTCCTAAATTTTACTTAAATTTAAAGGTGTGCGAGGCCAAGGAAGTTCCGGTAGAATACAAGTTGATCGCATACCCGGTGTCTCAATCGTGGAGTATGGGTACGGGATACAAATACGACGGTGCCACTTCTGCCGATGGGGCAAATTGGAAGTTCTATGACGGTCAATTAATGCCGTGGGCGAGCGGGTCACTGTCCGATTGTAGTGGCGGTGGAGTTTGGTGGACTGACAGTGCATCAATAAGTAACGATACTGGTTATCATGAGATTCCTGCTATATCGGTATTTAACCCATATCCAGACTGTCCCAATTCATTTTTCCCAAATATTATAACATCGTCTTATATTTATCCACCACCCGGTCCATATGGGTGTGAACAGGGATTTAACTACCAGTCGTCGGACGTTAAAATGGACGTAACTACCATCGTGAATGCTTGGCTCACCAATCAAATACCCAACCGTGGATTTATTTTGATGCACAGTGATGAATCCAGTTCACTCGATTATGGGAAATTAAGATTCTTTTCAAAGGAAACCAACACAATATATTCACCATATTTGGACGTTGCGTGGGAGGACGCGACGTTTTACACGGGCAGCGCCGATCCAATACAAATCAGAGACGCGGTTGTTAACATAAAGAATATGGCAAAAGAATATATTCACGGGTCTATTATCAGAATGGAAGTTACAGCAAGAAAGCGTTATCCGGTAAAAACATTTACTAACAAACTGTCAGATTATTTGGCTCCTTATTATTTGCCAGCAGACAGTTTTTATTCTATAAAGGACGCGGAAACAAATGATGTCGTCATGCCGCCGGACATTTACACCAGATTAAGTTTCGATGCTAACGGAAACTATTTCATGTTAGATACGACCGGACTGCCGCAAGAAAGATACTTTAAAGTAGAAGTGCGCTCGGAGCAAAGTGGTTCAATAATGACATATACCGTCCCTACCGCATTTAAAATTTCCAGATGAAAGCAAATCCAAATCTAACGGGATATAATCAAGCCGACATTGAGAATTTGTATAGGAGCAGTTCCATAGTTCCCGACGTGGACGAATATTCCAATTTAATCATTCAAAATACAAGCAATCAGCTTTATTCGTCGTCGATTACTATCCCACTTCAAAACGTGGTATACAACCCGACCAAGGTTGGAACAAAATTAGACCCGACATTTTACGAACTATGAACATGTCTGATATAAAATACAGAATTTCTTCAACCGCGTCGTTGAGTGTGGGTTCATTTTTGACCGAAGAAGATTTGTATTTTTACTCGGAAGGACGCACGGCGAAAAATATACCGTTCGGCCAATCGGAAAAAGACTTTGTTCAATTCTCGGTGTATACCTTTGACGAAACGTTTATTACATCTTCGATTGCGTATTCTCCGGGTACATGGACGCCGCACACGAATTCTTATTATAATGTATTCAATCGCCCAGTTCAATATTACTACGATTCATTTACAACCGACTGGTTAGTTTTAGGTACCGAAACGCAATCTTTGTTTTTCGACGTTTCTAGAAATTTGAATTCACTTGGGATATCGGACGGAAATTACAAGGTTTGCATAGAGCTTGGGCGAGACGAGGTGGGCAATAAAGACGAGCGGCTCCTGATTGATTCTATATCTAACAGTAGAACAGAGATTACATTAATCCCGAAGACACTAAAGGGGTCTACCGGTTCTATCAATATCGAATATGATATTTTTTCTAATAATCAAATACAGGTCAGCGATGTTGCCGATTCGTTGATATATTCAATTTCGAAACCGGAGCTTTACAATTTGTATTTGTTGGCGAAAAAACAAGACCCAACCGGATCGGCGGCGCTGATGTTTAATTACGGGTTTAAGCAGGATGTAGACGTGACGACGTTCATTACCGACCTTTACTACGGAGTGAGAAAGGGCGGTATACGCAGTAATGGGCAATATTCTACGAATGATATTTTGGGGATATATGATCAGTTTAAGAACCTGCTTTATGAAAATTATTCTTCCGGTATAACGTTTCAAGACATAAAGAACTATTACTATAGCTTGTTTGTTTTCATTGCTGACCAAGAATTGAACAGGATCTCAAATAATAAACCAAGTTCTTACCCGGAGATCGTAAATTTCTTAGCAAGAATATATTACAATTTTGTATTTTTTCCGCAAATCACGAGCATAGAGAACGACGTTGATACTAATTTAACCGGGTATTTCAAACATTACATTGCGCTGCCCAGCGGAATGTCGATTTCTATCCTGAACAAGAAAACTATTCCTTCTACCGATCCAAGATTTTACGACAGGCTGGCGCTAAAGTTAGAATCTCCACTCCCGGTAGATGTAATATTAGGGTCCGACGCTTGGATTACCAACTGTTTTGGATTTTTGCCAATCGTACAAAATTTGTATTATTTTTCCCAGCGAGTAATTCAAACCTTTCCACTACGAGGACCAAATTTTCTCATTAAAATCGAGAACGAGGGAAATTCAACAGAAGCTCTCTCAATGGAAACGTTGATACGAGAGACCGGAAGTCTGTATAACGAGCTTATAACTAAACTAGACGCGAAGCAAGCCGTGGTCGTTGATACGATAGATTACAGAGAATTTAAAAATTTTGTAAACTTTTCGTCCGCGACGTTTAGACTGGGGGCGTTTGATGTAAAGCGTTCAAGCATTGAAAAGTTATACGGCGATATACAAGAATACGACGCGCAATTGTTAATCAACCCAAACGACCAATTTTACCAAAAAAACAAGACCGACGCGAACAGCGAGATAGATTCCCTTGAAGCGAGCATGGATGGCTATGAAAAGTTCTTATATGACAATCCAATGTGGTTCACCCGGCACGCCGAGGTTGTCGATGGATACTCCACGGCTTCGCTTTATGACAAAGACAATGGTGGGGCGTTAGTTAGCAACTTGCCACAATTTTTGGTCGAGGCGTATTCCGATAACGAAGACTATATCAAATTTATAGCTATGGTAGGCCATTTCTTCGACAATCTCACGTTGGCGGTTCGACAGATGACCGACAAGAACGACTCGGCCAGTTCCCCAAATAGCGGAGTTTCCCTTGACGTAGTTGGGGATATGTTGAAGTCCTTGGGCTGGGACGTAGAAATGTCCAAGGAAAACTTGTCCCTGCTACTGTCGTCGTTCTGTAAGGCGGACTTTGACGAAGGAACTGATCTGTATAACCAAAGCAGGCAATTCTCAGAAGAGACGAGAAACAAAACAATATGGAAACGTATATTAAACAGCTTACCGCTGATATACAAAACGAAAGGAACAGAAACTTCGCTAAATGCGCTTATTTCTTGTTTTGGGGTGCCGACCAACCTTATAAAAATAAAAGAGTATGGTGGAATACAAAACGTCAGCGACTTGACGGATACCTCGTTGTATATCATCGACGAAGTTAAGTACGAACCGTATTTCAGCGGGAGTGGGGAATATTTTCAGATTAATTGGACCGGAAGTGCACAATCATTAGAATTTAATTTTAGGTTCGACGCTGCCAACATACACGATGAAGGTCAATATTTTAGACTTGTGAATTGTTCCGATGTGTGGGCGTTGGGTGCCCGCAGAGAAAAAGGAAAAGACTGGGGAATTGTTTTTTTTAGTATAGACGACGGGTTTGGAAATGTTCGAACGGTTGCCACCAGCCGCGCGCCAATATTTGACGGAAACTCGTATCACGTGCTGCTGCGCCGGGGCGATGTTGCGCCGGAATTTCACGCAACCTCGTCGTATAACGAGTACGCCACCAAATACGATCTGATCTTACAGAAGTCGGAAGACGACCGGATTACGTTTGTTACCACCGGCAGTGCGTTTTTGAGTGGCAGTTATAATACCGCGTTCGAGTCTGGTTCATTCATCTACGTCGGAAATTACAATCAAAACACATCGTCTGTAAACATTGACCCAGAAGCGTTCTTTGGTAATATCGATGACATAAATATTTGGGAATCTCCCATTTCTAATAACCGGTTTCAGAGCCACACGCTGAACAGAAGTTCATACGACTTGGAATCTCCGCAACAGATGATTTTAGATAATTTGTTCAGAATTTCTTTCGAGCGGCCCGTGGACTTATACGATTTAGACGGCGTGACATTAAACAACCTGTCTTTCCGGAACGACTTTTCAACCTTTAACGCAGTCAACTTCCCGAGAAAAGCTGCCGCGATTGAACAAGCGACGTTTTGTGGTCCGAGCGATGCGTCCGTATTTCCGTATCAATTCAGCAGAAAAGATGTCAGGTTCACGATGCACGTACCAGACTATGGCGCAAATAAGTTTAGGAGCAACAAGATAAATTATATAGAACAGGAACTTGTCGGAGATTTATCGTCGGATACTCGGTCTTCCATGCAATCCAGTCAACTGTCGTCGGTAGACTCCAACAGGTTGGGGATATTCTTTTCTCCGTCAGAAATACAAAACAAAGAAATAATCAAGTTCTTCGGCGAATACCAACTTGGAGATTTGATTGGTAATCCAGCCGATGTTTACCAAAATTCTTATAAAAAATTTGAAACATTCAAGCAAATATATTACGAGCAAGGGTTTGGTAATGTAGATTACCAATTCTTCATGAACGTGATAAGGTTCTACTTTGATAAAGCAATGTTCAAGTATATTAGGTCAATAGTCCCAGCCAGAGCCAAATTGGTCGACGGTATATTAATAGAACCGTCAATTTTAGAAAGACCAAAAATTGCATTCAAGCCAATGAAGAAGGAAAACATTGGCCAAAGAGAGGGTCACGCAGCAGTATCGGAGAAAATTGCTGGGTCTATGCGTGCGCCAATGGACGCGGTGCTGACGATCAAGAATTCCGGTGCAGAAATTTACTCTGACGTAAATTCTATATTTTTTCCGTCGGACAGTGACTTGTACGGTCCCGCCGTATATTCCCAAGGTGGAGTGACGTTTTACAAGGACGAATATTACAGAGCAGATGTTATAAAAATTAAAAAATCTTATCAAGTTTGGAGAGACGTGATATTACCAGCGGCGTCGTCCTCTCAATACGACCAACGAGTAAACCTCGGCGGTCGGGCTCAAACAGTAACCTCTTCTTATTATAAGGTCAATTTGACAAAACTTCCAACGATTTATGAATATCCGATAACTATGTCTTCGGCAACCACTCCACCAACTTCTGGTAGATTCTATTTCTCAGGAAGCGTAAGTTTTGACCCATCAACCTCTGGGGTTGGTAGTTACGCCACGTCGACCGGCCATTCGCTAATCGGAGTTATAACCGGTAGTATTTTTGGTAGTGTAAATTCGTTAGTGCTCGAATCGAATGCGACCATAAATTCTCAGGGATTGTATATGGTCGCATCATATATTCCAAGCTCACCTGTTACATACAGTGGGAATTTTTACACGGCATCGGGTATTCAATATTTTGACGGAACGGTTCAGGGAGCGCCGCAGACTGCGCTATACTATTCCACATTTATGTCCACGGGATCAATATTTCAAGAATTTAAGCAAAAAACCGCGGGAAATCTGTTTGGAATCCTCGGTCCGGGTGTATCATACAGCTACTCTGCTTCGCTATTAAACTATCCGCACAACGCCACCCCACTAAACGGATATTTCCAAACGCACCACAAACACCAAAGAAATCAGTTTTCTTATCGAGAAATAACGTCTTATGATAGCACTGGGAGATTTTTCAAGTGGAAAAAGGGAAGTCAGAATAAAAAAACTACGGTTAATGTCGAGACCGGCCTTCTCGACAATAGCTCGCCAGTTGAAACAAAAACGGTATAAAAATAGTAAAAAAGTAAAAACGTATATATTTATTTAGAAAGCAACCTATATGGCGTACATCAATAATGAAACAATTACCGTAGACGCGGTCCTCACAAAAAAAGGCCGAGAGCTATTAGCCGCCAGAGGCGGATTAAACATTACGTCATTCGCATTAGCGGACGATGAAATTGACTATAGTTTATATCAACCAAACCACCCACAGGGATCGGCGTATTATGATCTAGCTATTAGGAACACGCCGGTATTCGAAGCGTTCACCGACGAAACCCAAGTATTGAAGTATAAGTTGGTAACACTGCCATCCGGCGTGACTTCTATACCAGTCATTTCACTAGGTCAAAGTTCAATCGACGTTGACAAAGATTATAAGGGCGAGGTCGTAGTTGTGCCATCAACGAATCCAGTTTACAACACAACCCTCGGGTATACTGCCATTTTGGCCAATAAAAATGTTGGTACTATTATCGGTGAACAGTTGCAAAACATCACAAACGCGACAATTCCAACTTTTATTGGTGACGTATCTTCGACCACCGCCCAAGTGGCACTGGGACTAAGATTCAGGTTTGTTCCAAACGCTTCATTGACGCAGACGGTGACGACGACACTAACCGTGGTTGGCAATGAAAGTGGCGGGTCTGTATCTATTCCAGTGACCGTGAATGTTAGAACATAATATTTATTGATATGATTTTTAAACAATTCGATACAACAGACATAGTAGCCGGTAGAACACAGCCCGTTTCGACTGGTATGTGGAGCGACGGCGAAACTTCGTGGCCTTCATTTTTTACTAGCAGCGGTCAAACAGAAGCGTCGGCGTCTCAATACGAGCCGCTCAATGGGTTATATTACACGAACGTATACGACGCCAATCCAGATGCTACCGCGTCGGCGGATTTGTATTTTTCGATTGCGTATGGACATTTTGACGGGTCCGGTTCCTCTACGTTTGACACCTCGTCGCAGGGAAGCTTGTTGTATCCTACCAAGGCAATTTACAATCAATACAGAAATTTACTTTTAACCCCCGGCGATCAGAAATTCACATTTCTAGCGTCTTCTGGTTCGGGGCAGGTATATCAAGACACCAAAGAGATATATGTTATCTCGTTTAAAAATACTAAATTTAAAGATCGTCTCGATCCCGGGCAATTTGAAATAACTCTTTCTGGCAGTGTCGGCCTCGGCGCCGGCCTCCGATTAATTGACGATTCGCGCGATAGTACAAATACGGGTATACAGACCGGGGGGAAGAGATACAACTTGGTCGAAGGTAGTTTAACCGGTGGTTCTACCTTTGTAGGATTGTATCCCGGGGTAGGAACAATGTATCCAGATTTAGGAATTGTCGTATTAAACGCGACGAGGCTGCACGCATTAATCGGAAGCGTTGCCGGGAAGTCACTAAGTTTCTCGGCGGCTGATTGGGCCGGTCAGTTTGCTAGAATGCCTGAATTATTATTTAAATCGATAGTGCTTGGTGCGCTGACAAATCCAATACAGGCAC